CATCTTTGCAGTTAGACGTAAAGGATAGAAAGCAAGAGTTTCTTATGTCTAAAAAAATAATGCGTAAAGATGAGAGTGACGTTGTTTATGATTTAGCAAAATGGGTAAGAGATAATGAGTACAATCTTTTTCCTACAATTCACCCTGATTTTTTAGACGCATTATCAAGAATATACGATATTGACCCAACACCTCCAGTTATTCGCACCTACAGGAATCTGGAGCCAGAGGCAGAGGCAGCTTATTAATGGCAAGAACAAGGAGAATAGGACGAAGAACTTATCAGCCTAGGCGTGTAGCCTATCGGATGAGTAACGGCAAAGCTTTTTATGAAAAGCAGCCTCGTGATATTCCATATGGAGTTCTTCCTTATGTTCAGCCTACATACTGGGTTGCTGGATATTGTGTGGATGATTAACTATGAACCATATTAAATATTTATTAGCAACTATAGCTGCATTTACTTTTGTTATGCTTGTTATTATGTCTCCTGTATTGGTTAAGGCACAAGAAAAAAAGCCAGATGATATGTATGAATTTGCAGTACCAATGAACTTTATGTGTGTTGATTCTTTTACTAGAATGATGGAGATTTTAGAAAAAGATTATCAAGAAGTTCCAATGTTAGTATCTCATCTAACACCTAATATGAGCATGATTGTTTTTGTAAACTCTAAGGCTACTACTAGCACCCTTGTAGTAACTAAACGTACTAAAGATAAAGAGCAAGCGTGTATTGTTTTTGGTGGCGCATCTAACGGAACGTCATTCTCTTTAAATCCTAATCCTATATTTCCAGTGGAGACGTAATGACAATACCACCATACTTAATTAGTGCTATTATATTTTTGATAGCCCAAACAACTACAGCAGTGTGGTGGGCTAGTAGTATATCAAGCGATGTTGATATGCTTAAACGTGATAGAGATGACATGGCTATGATTATAGATAACTTAGATGTCTTGTCATATAGACTGGAAACACTAGAGAAAATGTTACAAAGAGTGCTAGGGCCAGAGGCTAGATAATGGCTTCTAAAAAACAAAAGCCAATACCTAAAACTACTACAGGAAAAAAACCTAACTTTAGAAAAACTAAAGCAGGTGCAGGAATGACAAAGGCTGGAGTAGCTGCTCATCGAAAAGCAAATCCAGGATCTAAACTTAAGACAGCCGTAACAGGAAGCCCTAAAAAAGGATCTAAAGACGCTAAAAGAAGAAAGTCTTATTGCGCTAGATCTGCAGGGCAGCTAAAAAATTCTAGTGCTGAGACAAGAAATAATCCTAATTCAAGGATACGTCAAGCAAGAAGAAGGTGGAAATGTTAAAAAGAATTAAAAAAGTTTCAAAAGAACTTGACAAAGCTTCTAAGATGCACAAAAGACAGTCTAACGTTTTAAAAAAAATAGTTAAAAAAACAAAGAAGAAAAAATAATGGCATCTAAACCAACACCAAGCGATCCTTCTAAATGGTCTTCTGCAAAAGCAAAAGCAAAAAGAAAATTTAAAGTTTACCCTTCCGCTTATGCAAACGCATGGGCAAGCAAAGAATATAAAAAAATGGGTGGAACTTGGAGCGGTAAAGATAATAGAGTAAAAAAACGTGGCAAGTAGTAAAGGCGGTCTTGGTAAATGGTTTGGAGAAGAATGGACAGATGTAAAAACAGGAAAGGCTTGCGGTAGAAAAACTGCTAAAGGAAAATCTAAAAGACCTTATCCTGCTTGCCGTCCTAAAAAAGTAGCATCTAAAATTTCTAAATCCGAAGCCAGTAAAAAAACAGGGCCAAAAAAAGTTAAGTGGTCTACTACTGCTAGTGGAAAAAAACGCAAATGAAACATTTAAAAGAAAACAATGAAACGTATCTGCAACACTTACGAAAAGCAATGTCTATATCTGGGCTTATGCTGGTTGGGAGTGCTACTGCTTTCATTCACGGAATTGCACCACCTTTGGTAACCAATACAACTAGCAATATACTAAAAAAAATAAATAAAAGATTGGAAGGAAATGAAAAAAATTGATTGTAACTACGAAAGCTCAAGAACAATTAAACAAAGTTTTAAATTCTGGAGAGTGCTTAGAGATAGGATTAAAGGGTGGTGGATGCAATGGCCTAATGATTACCTTGGAGAAAATTCAATTGACAGGTATCACAGAGTTGAGCATTGGAAAGAATACCGTATTTGCAGACAAAACATCTCAGACATACTTACAAGGCGGTAATCTTGATTACGAGGATAAAGGATTTTCTCAAAGATTTGTTGTTAACCCAAGTGAAAGTACAAGAAGATGCGGATGTGGTGACAGCATTGCTCTTCCACCGTTGTAATAATTTTATAATATTTAGGAGGTAGTTTATGTGGGACAGCGCAAAAAGAGGATGGAACCAGTTAGATCGAAAAGTAAAGATAGTAATTGCAGTGATAGCAGTATTCGCTATTTTATCCGCAATCTTTGGATCGCCATCGCCATCAGTTCCTGTGCAGTAATAACTGGATGTCAAGCTCTAAAGGAGTCAACGATAGTAGCGACAGGAGCGGGAACGGGTGCGGTTGTTGGGACTGTGATGAGTGGGGGTGTGGGTGCACCGATACTGGGAGCCATGACGGGTGCCTTTGTGACAGATGTAGCGACGGAGGTTTTGACAACAGGCCAAGAACCTCAGACTATTATCAAGGCGCCTGATAACTTTTTTACTTTGCTTCATAAAATGGTAGAGATAGGAGGGTGGGCTTTAGTATTAATATTCGTATTGCCTATAATATTAGGATGGGCTTTACCAGGTCCAACAAAATTAAACAGAAAGAAAAATGATAAGTAAATACGCAGCATCAATATTGTTTTGTTTTTTTGTAAGCGCAGGTTTTATTACTGTTGTTGCTGATTATAGAAGCACATTCTTAATAGGTGCTGCTCAGTATAGTACATTATCTTGGCTTTCAGATGAAACAAATAATATCTGGCGAGAGAAGGTAATAGAAAAATTAAAATTAAATGGTGATACCCATGCAGATGTCATGGCTAGAAACCATGATCCAATGTTTAAGGCGGTTGACGGTGTTAATAGAGTTGCTTGGCGTGATCGTCTTAATAAGTTGCGTGATAAAAATCTGGCTCCTGTAATGTGGCTTATATCTGATGATAGTCCTAAAGTATACAAGCAGGGATTACAGAATCAAATAGATTACCAAAACCAGGTAGTAGACGCAGTAGACGATTTAGTTAGTCACTATGTTGTATGTCTTGAATGCGATGAGTATTACTCTGCACAAGAAGTTAGTGTTCTTATACAGAACCTTAGAAAAAAAGGCGTAAATAAACCTATTGGAGTTCACTTAACACCAGGAGTAAAGCCTGAATACTACAAAGATGCAGACGTTATCTATTTGCAAACTGGTTTTAACTTAAGTGAGTCACAATTCAGAAAAAGTATTGAAGAAGCACTTAGGCTTGGTAAGCCCGTTGTCGTATCTGAGTACAACCTCAACGGAACAAGCGCACTGGCAAAAAGGTATGGAGACATTGCTTGCTCGTACAAGGGAGTTGTGGGAACTGGAAACGGTAGAGGATCGGCAACCTGCGAAACAATGCAGTGGAATAAAGGACAAACAACCAAGTCCGAATGGGATAGATGGGAAGACTTTGTAAAGAAAAACGATGATGAGTTATATGTATTTGCATTAGCACTGGTTACTATTAGTGCTGTTAACTTGGTTGAACTACCTTTCATGGCAACATTTAACTATGCCACGGAAAACTACTACGAATTAATGCTGCTTAAGCCTGTTACTAAAAATGTAGACGCTGGAATAACAGTTAGAGATAACGGTAAAGTTATGGCATTTGGTAACTGGAGATTTAAATAAATGGCAAATTTAACATTAAGGCAAACAAAAGGTAGTCCTCTTACGTTTGAAGAGATGGATGACAACCTTAGTAACCTAAATAATGATAAGCTAGAGATTATAAATAATCTTAATATCGCAAGCACAATGGATATTAATTCTGATTATATCGCTATATACGATGCATCTACTGGCGACAATAGAAAAATATTAGCTAATTCTACAGCTTTTTCAAATAGGACATTAGTAATTAAAGTTATTGCTGACGGACTTCCTACTTATGTGGGAGACGGAATTGCTAGGATTGTTATACCATCTACATTTGACGGGCTTAGGCTTAATACTGTTGGTGGACATGTATATACAGCTGGAACAGGATCAACAACAAATATTCAAGTCCATAATGAAACTAAAGGTGTTGACATGTTAACTACTTTGTTAACTATTGACGCTGGAGAAAATGACAGTAAAGATGCGGCAACTCCTCCAGTTATTGGGACAAACAATTTAGTTAATGAGTTTGATGTAATAAGATTTGATATAGATCAGATTGGATCTACAACCGCAGCTCTTGGATTAGAGCTTAGACTAGAGTTTCACGCTTGAATTCATTTAAAGGTTATCCGCCTTCTGTACAAGTTTTACAGCCTATTCCAGAAATATTTGTTGCTGTAAACTCTGATAAAGAAGAAATAAGAAACAATATAAAAAACAGTGTTTCTCTAGGATTGCCGCAGGTAAAACCGTTTGAAACGCAGTGGGACAAAGAGTTATGTCTTGTTACTGGAGGACCATCTCTTAAAGATACCTTTCATATAGTAAAAGAAAGATATGAAGACGGAGTTCCTATTGTAACAGTAAATGGAACTTATCAATATTGTCTAGACAACGGCATTATACCTAATGCTTTTATTATGTTAGATAGTAGAGAGTTTAATAAAAGATTTATTAAAACTCCACTAGACAAATGTAAATACTTAATGGCGTCTCAATGTCATCCAGAAGTATTTAAAATGTTAAAAGACAGAAACGTTTGGTTATGGCATTGCGATACTCAAGAAGAAAATATAGACGTTCTTGAAAAAGCATACGGAAAAGCATACGAAGACTTCTTCCCTATTATGGGTGGCTCTACAGTAACTCTTAGAGCATTACACTTGCTAAGAATTTTAGGCTTTCATAAGTTTGAAATTTTTGGTTTTGATAGTTGCATTATGAACCATCATCATGCATACGAGCAACCAGAAAATGATAAGGAAGAAGAGATAGATTTGGTTGTAGGTGGGAAGCAATTTAGATGCACTGTAGCCCATTATCATCAGGCAAAGGAGTTTGTTCAGTTAATAAGCGTTACAGGCTCAAGTTATGATCTTATTGTTCATGGCGAAGGACTTATATCACACATCATCAAGAATCCAGAATCGTTAAAGGAGGCGGCTTAAATGGCGGCTACAGCATGGAGTTTTTACAATAGTTTTAGAGAGTACTTAGGTAACGGTCAGTTTGATCTGGACGGTACTGGAGTTAATTTTTATATGGCATTGCACACAAGTGCAGCAAGCGCTAATATTAATAATGTTGCTTTGTCTACTCAAGCTTCATTAGCTAATGAAGTAGCAAATGGCAATGGTTACGCTACTGGAGGAAAGTCAGTAAGCGCTCGCACATGGGCATCTGCAGCAACAAATAAATATAGGTTTGATTCAACAGCAGTTGTTTGGACCGCTACTGGCGGCGATGTATCTAATGTTAAATACGCCGTTATTTATCAGTCAGGTGGAAAGCTTGTTTGTTTTTCTCGACTAACCACAAGCCAGTTTACATTAGCACAAAACAATACACTTACCGTAACGCCTAGCGCTACTGGTATTTTTGAACTTACGTAGGGGGAACTATGGCATTAGAAAGCGCAAGCTGGGTAACTCAATTAGTAAACACAAACCCTACAGTTTCAGACCCTGTAGCAGAAGGTGATGACCATCTTAGGATGTTAAAGGTTGTTCTTCAGAATAGCTTTCCATCTTCATCTACAGCTGCTATTATACCTAACGTCTCTGGGCAGTCTGGAAAATATTTAACCACAGATGGCACCGACACTTCATGGGGTACCGTAAATGCGGCAACTCCTGGTTTTGCGGTTGCTATGGCTATAGCTCTATAGGAGAGAATAATGGCACAAGATTTTGAACGAGTAGCGGCATCAGCGGTAGGAACAGGAGAAACAACTCTTCTTACTAGCAACTCTGATGACGCATTAATTGGTATTAGAGTAACTAACATTCTTACATCTGCTGTAACTTGCGATTGTTACATTGATAAGACAGGCTCTGGTACTGACTACCACATTTGCAAAAGCCTAAGCATTCCACCCAATTCTTCTGTAGAACTTATTCAGGGTGGCGCAAAGGTTGTAATGCAAAACACAGATGTCCTTCATATTAAATCTAACACAGGATCTGCTTTAGATGTGTGGGTTTCATATGTAGATAGCATTTCTACGTAAGGAGGAATCATGGCTGAAGTAGTTAATGGAAATCAATATATAGGTCAAGCACCCGCAAAAGACGGGTTCTTTATTCATCAGGAAACCATTGATGGAGATCATACCATTGAATCAGCAGTTCTTGCAGGGCCAGTAACTATGACAGGCACAGTCATTGTCACTGGTACATTGGTGATCGTATGAGTACAATTAATGTAAACGCAATCGACAAAGAGTCTGGCTCAACGCTTACGTTGGGTGGGTCGGGAACAACCGTAGACATTCCATCCGGCGCAACGCTAGACGTAACAGGCTCAACTGTAACAGGATTGACGACAGGAAAAATTGGTCAAGTTCTTTTTGGAACGCACACTGGTGGCGCAACCGTTACGACGGCGGCGTATGTTGACAGTACCTTGAATGTGACCATTACTCCATCAGCGACTTCATCAAAAATAATTTTGATGTTGAACGGCCCAGATTGGGATTCAGCGGGGGACGGAAGTCGGGGTCTGCTACACAAATTTTACAAAAATGTGGGCGGGGCGGGGGATACCGCAATCGACGCTAGCGAGTCCGAATACCGATGGCCTTATTTTTCAATTATTCCGTATTGCAGAACTTACATTGACTCACCTTCAACGACGTCAGCAATCGAATATTCTCTTTATGTAAAAGCTGTTAATAACACGGTCTACCATTTTCGAAGTGGAAAAACTTATCAATTAATAGCGATGGAGGTCTTGGCATGATTGACCAACTCGAGGTAATGCAGGAATTACGACCATCTGGTGATTATTGCATCGAAGGCGAAATTACAGAGTCAACAATTGAAAATTGCATCCGATACGTTACAGGAGTTGATAACGATATTGCAATTTTTGGCGAACCCAGCGATCCCGTAACTTGGTCTCAATTTGTTGCAAAGCGAACAGAAATAGAAACAGAAAAAACCGCAAAACAAATTCAAGCAGAAGCCGACAAAGCATCCGCTATATCCAAACTTGAAGCACTGGGCTTGACCGATGCTGAAATCAAAGCACTGTCAGGAGGGATGTAATGGCTAGTGAAATTAAAGCAAACAAGATAAGCCCCGCTACAGGTACGGCTTTCACATTTGGAGATTCGGGGGATACATTTACGATCCCATCGGGTGTAACGCTAACAAACAACGGTAGCAGTTCTGGATTTGATTCTGGTCTTGCATCTGTACAAACCTTTACTTCATCAGGAACGTGGACGAAGCCGTCTGGGATTACAAAAGTAATGGTTGAAGTTCAAGGTGGAGGTGGTAGTGGAAATGAATCTGACAATACCGCAAGAGACTATTGCGCCGGAGGAGCGGGAGGATACGCTAAAAAACTAATTGACGTATCTAGCATTTCTACAGCAACAATTACAGTTGGCTCAGGAGGCGCTGGAATTAATAATGTTGTAAACGGAAATGCAGGAGGCGACAGCGTTTGGTCTGACGGAACTAACACTGTAACTGGCGGCGGTGGAGGCGCAAGTTCTGCTAGTGGATCGTCGGGAGGAACCGCCTCTGGTGGAGATTTAAATATTAACGGGTCTGGAAGTAGCACTATGTATCAGGATTACCCCGGAACCGCATCGTTTTTAGGCGCTTGTTTAGCGAACAATAATTTTACGGGTTATGGATACGGTTCCGCTCCAACTCAAACGACTACTTTAGACGGCGGTGACGGCATCGTAATCGTAACGGAGTACAAATAAATGAAATACGCAATCATTAAAAATTCCGCTGTCAAAAATATCATTGAATGGGATGGCGTTTCTGAATTCAACGTAGACGGTGAATTAATTCAAGCAGACGCTAACGCAAAAATTGGTGGTTCATGGGACGGCAATGTGTTTTCTTTTGTTGAACCAGAGCCAAAACTAGACACAATAACTTATTTTGAAAAACGTAAGTATGCATATCCATCTTGGCAAGAACAGTTAGACATGATGTTTCACGATCAAACAGAAGGCTCACGCACTTGGTTAGATGCTATCGAAGCCGTTAAGGAGGCATACCCTAAATGAGTGAGGTTAAAGTAGACACGATCTCCGAACGCACTGTGGCAAATGGCGTTGCAGTCGATGGAGTCACAATCAAGGACAGTGGGCTAACGATTCCTAGTGGGGGTGAAATTGATATTGCTTCTGGCGGGACTTTAGATGTAAATGGAACTCTAGACGTAACAGGCGCAACTGTAACAGGACTGTCAGTAGGAACAATAAATCTTGATGGCACTGTTGAATCAACTCCAGTAGAAGGTGATATTTGGTATAACAATGGTAAGTTTTATCTTGGAACTGATATAACTTTTGTGGGGTCGTGGAGCAGTGGAGGCAATTTAGCCACTGCCAGAGTTTATACCACAGGAGCAGGAACTCAAACTGCCGCATTCTGCGCAACTGGTCATACGTCCGCTTCTATTACTTCTACAGAAGAATATGACGGAACATCGTGGTCAGGTGGTGGCAATGTAATCGTTGGAGCCCGTCATGGTTCAGCAACAGGAACTCAAACAGCGGGGCTTTTATTTGGAGGCTATGGCCCTCCTGCACAAGCCCGCACAGAAGAGTACAATGGATCATCGTGGTCATATGGTGGTTCTTTGCCCACCACTGTTTCAGGTGGTATAGGAGCAGGAACCCAAACAGCAGGATTGTGTGTTTCAACTGGAAACTATGAGTACGACGGCACTTCGTGGTCAACTGTCACTTCTCCAACAACTGCCAGAACTACAACTGGAGCAGGAGGAGGAACACAATCAGCAGCATTTGTTGCGGGAGGAACCGCAAGTACATCCACCGATAACCTCACAGAAGAATATGACGGAACCTCTTGGTCATCAGGGGGGAATTTAACCACTGCCCGCAACTACTCTTGGGGAGCGGGAACGCTATCAGCAGGGTTGGCTTTTGGTGGCAATACTGGTGGTACGAATTCAACAGAAACTTACGATGGAACATCGTGGTCAGCAGGTGGCAATTTAATAACCAGTCGTACGGGGCATGCGGGAGCAGGAACTCAAACAGAAGGATTGGCTTTTGCGGGGGAACCGGGGCCACTTAGTTCCACAGAAGAATATTACGAAAGCACAGGTAGTTTTGACGAACTGTTTACAGTATCACAAGGATTATAAAAATGTATTTGATAGCAAAATGTACAGGCAAAGGATTTATAGAACAGTCCCGCAAATTTAATATCTCTGGATACGTTGGAGATGTGTGGAAACTGGATGACAGCACTTATGCAAAAGCATGGGCAGAAGAACAAGAACGGTTTAATGAAGGCAAAATTGTAGATAAAGAAACAGCGCAAACAGCAATCAATAAAGCAAGTAATGATTTTGATATTAATGGCAATCCACAGACTCCATACCAATTATGAAAGCACTAACAATTCTTAATAAAGAAGATCAAAAGGTTTACAACTCTCTCTTAGATGAATGTAAAGATTCGTGGCGTAAGCGCCAAGTATTTCGCACTGAGACAGAGATGCGTCTTTCTGTTTTAAACGAAGGTAAGCATCCAACTGCCGCATCAAAATACTGGCAAGCGGTTCGTGAGCAGTC